TGTATCAGGCAATAATCAAGATGCACAGGCACTAGGTAATGTCATAGGGGCTGCCATTCGTGCAGAACTTATAAAAGAAAAACGTGCAGGGGGTTTATTAAGTAGGTAATGGCAACTTTTCCATCAATCCAGCCAACATATTCTGGCTTCAGAAAAACAAGTTCACCAAAGGTAAGAACAACTAATCTCGGTGATGGCTATCAGTTCAGAGCTTTATTTGGTTTGCCTTTAACTCAAGACCCAAAAGTATATGATCTTACTTTTGTAGTGTCTGAAGAGCAATCAGACATCATAGAGGCTTTCTTAAGAAGTAGGGTAAACGATCAGGCAAGTTTTGACTTTACCCCACCAGCCGAAGGGTTTACAAAAACAGGAACTTATTCACAGTCATCATCTACCACTGTGACAATAACTATTTCAAATCATGGTCTTGCTATCGGTGATGTCGTAACAATTGACTACACATCTGGCTCTGCTGTTGATGGTTCTTTTGCTGTTGTAACAACGGCTGATGATAATACTTTTACTGTGACGGCTGCTGCCAGTGCAACAAACTCAGGAAATGTTTCTGTGACTTTATCTGGTGCTGGTAAATTTATCTGTAAAACTTGGTCAAAACAAATTCCATACAATAACAGGTCTATAATCACAACAACATTTGAGGAGGTATTTGAACCATAAATGGCAATTCCTACCGCAGAACTACAATCTTTATCTAATAAATCAATAATAGAGTTGTATTCAATAACTCTTGTTTCTGCTTTGCATGGTTCAACAAATGTCAGCCGCTTTCATTCTGGTGTGGGCATGAATAGTAACACTTCAATAATTTGGCAGGGCAACACATACGATAAGTTTCCAGTAATTGCGGAAGGGTTTGAATACACAGGCAAAGGAACACTGCCAAGACCTACTATGACAGTCTCAAATATTCTTGGAACTATAACTGCATTAATGGCAACAGCAAACGCTACAACACCATTTAATGACTTGCAAGGAGCAAAATTTATAAGACATAGAACAATGGCACAATTTTTAGACGCTGCAAACTTTCCATCAAATCAAAACCCTTTTGGAACTCCATCAAGCACAACAGAATTACCACAGGAGATATATTTTATTGATAGAAAAGTTGTAGAAAATAGAGAAATAGTACAATTTGAGCTTGCAAGTGTTCTTGATTTAAATAATATTCGTTGCCCTAAATTACAGGTGACTAGAAAAGATTTTCCTTCCGTTGGTACTTTTGTGAACGCATGAACTGGAAAGAAAAAGCTGCTATACACGCTGATAAACAAGCTCCTAAAGAGTCTTGTGGCTTGTTGGCTATTATCAAAGGCAAAGAAACTTATTGGCCTTGTGAAAACCTTTCAGAGTCACCAGATGAGTTTTTTGTTATAGATCCAGATAATTGGGCAGATTGTGAAGATGAAGGAGAATTAATTGGTATAATTCATTCTCATGCCTATGGGTCTGCCTTACCATCTGAGGCAGACAAGGCATCATGTGAGCATCTTGGTTTACCTTTTTATATTTATAGTGTTGAGCATAAAAACTGGGTAGATTTTGAGCCGTCAGGTTATACATCTGGTTTATATGCCCGCACATGGATTTGGGGCAAGCATGACTGTTGGAGTTTAATTACAGATTATTTTTTAAGTAAAAAACAAATAAATTTAAAATTTTGGGAAAGACCGAAAAGTATTAAAACTTTCTGCGAAAATCCATATTTTGAAAAAGTTTTAACTGGTTCTGGTTTTAAAGAAGTTTCTAAAGATAATATTATTAATGATGATGTTTTGCTTATGCAAGGCCCAGATGAAAAATTAAATCATGTTGCCTTATATATTGGC